CAATTGCAAGAGCACTGGTGAATCGTCCGGAAATTATATTTGCAGATGAGCCGACCGGAGGGTGTAAGATAGTAGTATAAACAATCACAAAAAAATAATCTGAATATTTTTCTCATGGTCAACACGGATTTCACGGATGATTGACCGCCACAACTCACGCTTTTCGGGAATCGAAAAAGTATCATATACACTTTCAAAATCCATTTTCAAAAACTCCCTCAAATACGATAAATCTTTGACGGGGCGGGTCTCCTCTGCCTTTATTTTCTCAAGCTGAATCAGCAGCTTTTCACGGTCAACCTTGAACTCGTCCATTGTTATGAGGTCATTCAAATATAGGTCTTTCAATTTCTGCAATTTACCCTCTACACTCCGACGTTTCGCATCCGTGCGGAGGGCGGGCAGGTTGGCGACCTCATAGTCTGCGATGTACTTCTCCAGTTCCGGACGGATGCGGTCAAGCAACATCGCCTCAAGAGTTGATTCCATGACAATTTTGCGGTTCGGGCATCGGTGCAGGTTCACTCCCTGTCTGCATCGGTAGCAGCTATATTTGTATATCGTTCGTGTACCGTCCGCACGAGGACGACCGCCACACCGCTGCTGACACCCGCTCATGACATGGTCACAGTCAGAGCATACGACGAGACCGCCGAAAATATAATCATGCTTTTTCCCATCCTTGATGTTGATGGAGAGGAGACGTTGCACGTCGTCAAAGAGGTCACGGTCGATGATTGCCGGACAATAACTTTCATTATCACGGAATACACCGACATATTTTGTATTCGTGAGCATGTTTTTAAGACTGGCAGCAGAACGAACCAGTCCGAACTCCCTCTCCATATAGCGGAGGGTCTCACTCAAGTTCCCAGTTCTCCGGTAAAATTGAAAGACAGACACAGCGGTTGGAGCATCGTCATCCGGATGCAGATGCTTGTCAACGATGCTATATCCGAGCGGGGTTGAGCCGGAGAGCACCTCTCCGTTGTCAACCTTGTCGTCGAATACACCGAGGATTCGGTCGGAATCGTTTTGAGCCTCCAACTCTGCCCATATCATAGAATTGTTCACGAAAGCACGTCCGTGTGGTGTGGAAGTGTCAAAATAGGGTTGTTCAATCGCAGTCCATGAAACATTGTTCCGGTCAAGAATGTCCTGCGTGTTCAGATAGTGACGGAGATTTCTGAACCACCTGTCAAGGCGGGTGAAAATAATGAGGTCGATGCGACCGTCACGGACATCGTCGAGGAGACGTTGAAAATCGTCTCTCTTGAGTTTTTGTCCGGAGATTCCGTCATCAATGTATGTATCAACGAGAATCATGTTCTCGTGACTGTCAATATATCTCTGTCCGGTCGCAAGCTGGTCACGCATGGAATCTCCCTCTTTGACCTGTCGGTCGGTAGAAACACGGATATAAATTGCGACACGGAGGAGGATTTTTTCGACGATTGCAGCAGCTTTTCGCCTCATTTTATCAACTCCAATCTGTAAAAAGGTATAAAAATAAAACCTATGCAAAAGCACGGTTTTATGATAAAATGAGGCTTGTGAGGGTTCATTTTATCACCGTGCATTTTGCGAGGTGAGAATGATTCTTTAAAAGGCGATTTCCATTGCAGTGGAGGTCGTCTTTTTTAATGTCTATTTTTCTTTGATTTCATACGATGCGGATTTGTAAACAGTTACAGCAGCATCGACGGAATCATTTTCATACTGAACAACCTCGACCGTATGCGTACCGACAGACAGTGCATCTCCGGACAGGTCAAGAGAGCCTTGAGAATCTCCGAGTTGCTCTTTTGTGGAAAGCATACCGTCAATATAAAGATAAGACAGAGAGCCTCCATTCATTCCCGATGTTTCATACCCTATTTGTTCAAGGGCAGTGTCAGCAGACACATACACGACGATGACGTTTCCATTCTCCGTGTTACCGCTTGCATTGACAAGCAGGAATGTTCCGTCACCAGTATCGGAATAAGAACCTCCGTCAAAGTCCCTTTCAGATGCAGCAGTCTCCGCAGGAGCATCCGCATCACTCTCCTCACTCTGAACAGCGGGAGCATCCGTTTGCGTTTGGGTGTCAGTGTCTTTTCCTCCACAGGCTACAAGGAACGAGCACCCAATAACACACATTACAATCAATAGTCTCTTTTTCATGATTACACCTCCATTATTTATCTGAATTTTGCACACTGTACACTTTCCTTGAAAGGAGGTGAACAGGATGCAGATTCGTTTGTGGGAAATGAGAACCGCAAAAGGGTTCACATTGATGCAGTTGGCGAAAAAATCCGGAATCGGAAAATCGACGCTCAACAACATCGAAAACGGAAAGGTGTCACCGACATTGTTTCAGCTTGAAATGATAGCGATTGCAATGAACGTGAAAATCACCGACCTGTTTGATTCCGAGTACAAATAAGAATAGTATAGCACAGCGAGACGTGATGTCGTGCATCCGGTCGAATATTTCCATAATCATGGAAATGCGAGCCGATTTTTCCACAATCATGGAAAAATGTGCTACTATGTACATCGGAAAGGGGTGGTGTTCCCTTGCATTACAAAGAGACTATCATTGAATTAGTCGGAAAGATACGGAGCGAAAGAACCCTCAAGAGGATATATAAGTTCGTTCTATATCTGTACACCCATGAGACTGGCAGTTGAAAAAGACTGTCAGTCTTTTTTTGCATTTAAAAACAGTTCAATAATTCGGGCGAGTGCCTCGATGTCATCGTCGGAGGCATAAAGCAGAGCCTTGAACATGTTTTTGCGTGTTTCATTTTCACCAGCCATGATGCGGTCGATTTTTTCAAAAAAATCATCGTCACTCTCGACGAACATCTCACCCTCACCGGATGTCAACCACATATAATCAGCACCAAACTCACGACAGATAGATTTTATCATGTGTTCCGTTGCCTCTCTGTTCCCGTTTTCAATATTTGAAATGGTTGATTTTGATACACCAATTCGTTCACCGAAAGCCTCCATTGTCAAATTGAGGCTTTTTCGCAATTCTCTGATTCGTTCGTTCAAACTTCATCACCTCCTCTATTTACAAAGAATCATAGCACGATGATGAATAAAAAACAAGAAAAAGTTTTCAAACGAAACAAAAAAGAGTTGACAAAGTATTCAAACGAGATTACAATGTATTCAAACGAAACAAACAGGAGGTAAAAAACCATGATGAAATACGAATTTGAAAACCTTGCAGGTAGAAAAGTAACAGACGAGCAATACAGAGCAATCGAAACATTATACATGAGTAGCAACCTTGAAAAAGCAGAATTTGTAAAAAGCATCAAGGCGATGCTCAAGAGTATTCCGCAACCGGAGAAGAAAAAGGACATCAAAAGAATGGCAGTGAGAGACCGGAGCGGTTACAGAAAGACACCAAACGGTTGCTATTATCACATCAAATATGTGGAACTGGTAGACATCGAAATCAAAACAGGAAAATACATCATCAAGGCACTTGAGGACAAGGATTTTGAACAGTTAGCGGAGGACGGACACGATTTGAATTTGAATACATGGTTTGATTTCGATTATGAGAATTGCATCGACGAAAAGGGAAAGCCGATTGAACTGAATTATTAAAGCCGAAACGGGGCATCAGTCGCCCCGTCAGCATCCGGATGGCGACCGATGCTCTGACGATGGCAAGCCGAGAGACAAAGTCAGTGATACCGTGAGGAACATGGCAGCGGGCGAACCTGCTAGAAAGTTCGTAGTCGGTCAACAGGTTTTTCTTGATTTTTTAAGGTGAAAAATCAAAACACGGTAGACATCGCCGGAAAGCAGGTGGACGGAATGAAAAGACCGAGAGAGCCACCAACAGGAGGAGACAGGATGCAGAAAAACATGTATTTCAATGAGGGAAATGATTGCGATTTGTGCAAATACAAATTCATGACAGGGCAGGACGGAACGGTTGAGGATTGCAGGAGGCGAGAACTGGGATTGTCATGCAGATTTGAGGAGCGTGACATTCGGGTGTGTCCGGTATGCGAGCAGGAGGTCGAGCGTGAGGATATGAATTTCACAAGAGACTGTCATGGAATTACTTTCAGACTGGTTTGCAATCGGTGTTATGAGAAACTCATGGCGAAAGGTTATGACGGGGAATATTACACCGACGCAGACGAGCAGATTGAGGATGACTATTGACAGAGCCGAAACGGGCAGCAGTCGCCCGTCTGCGTGGGATGACCGCTCACGCACTGACGAGGCAGGTCAAGGACAAAGAGAAAGGAGCGACGCACATGGAAATGAACGAGAAAAAAGAGTTCATCGTCAAGAACATTGCAGAGAAGTTTGTCGAGATGGACGACGCAGACAAGTCCTATATTGCAGGATATATGGCAGGAAAGCAGGAGGAGCGTCAGAAGTGGGAGCAGAGAAAAGAGAAGATTGCAACAGCATGAGCAGAAAAAGACCGGAGGAGGAACAGCGGTGAGCGAGGAGAACATCAAGAAATTTTATGAGACAATCGCCCGCATTATCTCCGAGCGGGAGCAGATAAAAGTGACGGTGAAAGTCTCAAGAAAGCAGGAGGCAGCAGAGCCATGTTTGAACTGAATCAGCTTTACAACATGGACTGCATGACTGCGATGCGGGAGATTCCGGACAAGTTCTTTGAACTGGCAATCTGCGACCCGCCCTATGGGATAGGGATTGACGGGCAAAAACTGAATATCAACAAAAAGAACCCGAAACACACCAGCAAGGAACACACAAGAAAGAACTGGGATGATGCGATTCCTCCGGAGGAGTATTTCAGAGAACTGGAACGGATTTCAGTCAATCAGATTCTATGGGGAGGCAATTATTTTGTGAGATACCTCACACGAGGCACAAAGGGGTGGATTGTATGGGATAAGGGTCAGCACGGTTTGACGATGTCTGATTGCGAACTTGCCTATACATCATTTAACACACCGACCCGCATTGTAGTCATGAACAGGGTGGAACTATTGAAAGACGGAACATTTCACCCGACGCAGAAACCAGTGAAACTATATGAGTGGGTTATATCACGATATGCGAAAGAGGGAGACAAGATTCTTGATACTCATGCAGGGAGTGGAGCGTGTCTCATTGCTGCACACCGGACAAGGCATGAGTTTTTAGGGTTTGAGATAGATGCAGATTATTTTCAGAAAGCATCGGAGCGGATAAAAGCAGAACAGGCACAAATGACCATCTTCGATTTTATCGGGGGGGGGTATGAGAGGAGACAAGAGCAGCAGTGAAAATCGGATTGATAGATGTAGATGGTCACAATTTCCCGAACATTCCATTGATGAAACTATCTGCGTGGCATAAGCAGCAGGGGGATTCAGTCGAATGGTACGAGCCTCTTTTCAGCGGACACATGGATGTGGTCTATATGTCAAAGGTTTTCAGTTTTACTCCCGATTATCAGTTTTGCATTGATGCGGATGCGGTGATTCGAGGAGGGAGCGGATATTGTATTGAACTAGAAAACGGACTGGAGGTTTATCATTCGGAGCGTGATTCGCAGTTGCCTCCGGAGATAGAACATATATATCCGGACTATTCAATATATCCGGAATTAACAAAAGACAAAGCGTTCGGGTATATGAGCAGAGGATGTCCGAGAGGATGCGGATTCTGCCATGTTGGAGAGAAAGAGGGGAAATGTGCATATAAAGTCGCAGACCTGTCCGAGTTTTGGAATGGTCAAAAAAACATTATTCTTTTAGACCCGAACCCGACCGCATGTGCAGAATGGCGGGATATATTGCAGCAGCTTATTGATTCCGGTTCATGGGTAGATTTTACGCAGGGGGTTGACATCCGGACGTTGACAGACGAAAAGACCCTCATGCTAAAGCAGATAAAAACAAAGAACATACATTTTGCGTGGGATAGATACGAGGACAAGGACATCGTTGTTCCAAAGTTTAAGCGATTCAAAGAAATCACCGGATGGGATAAAAGGAAAATGACGGTGTATGTTTTGACAAACTATGACACGACGCATCAGCAAGACCTTGAAAGGGTGTACATACTCAAGGAACTGGGATTCAATCCGGACATCCGGATATATAACAAGCAATCACTTCCAAAAGGGCACATCACAAAGAAATTACAGAGATGGGTCAACAATCGGATAGCGTTCAATGCTTGCGAAAAATTTGAGGACTACGACGAAAGGAGACGAGGGAAGAAATGAAACTGGTCTATATATGTTCACCGTACAGAGCAGCAGACGAGGAGACGTTGCAGCGTAACATCGACTATGCGAGGGAATTGACACGGGAGATTTTATTGCAGGGTGAGACAGCAGTCACACCTCATTTGTACATGACACAGTGCTTGAATGAGGCAGACGAGGCAGAGAGAAAGTGCGGACTGGCAGCAGGACAGGCAATCGTTGAGAAATGCGAAACAATGCTTGTCGGTCGCAGGTTCGGGATTTCAGAGGGAATGGCAGGAGAAATCGGCAGGGCAAAAGAAAAAGGTATCTGCATCCAGTATCACGATTGAGGAGGCAGCAGGGCAAAAAGAAAGGACACCGTTGCAGCGGTGTCCGGTTTGACTGATTGTGTCAGTCGCTAAAACCTATAAATAGTATAGCAAATCTGACACAAGAAAGCAACAAGAAAAAGCGGGAAAAACCCGTATTTTCAAGGGGTTTTAGACCTCATTCCCGACCTTGTAATAGATAGTAACAACTCAACGACAGGGTCAGAGGGAGGAAATAAGAGGCAGCAGGAGGAACAGTGTCAGAATGGCGAAAAAGGGAAAGGGCAGCAGGAGAAAGAGAGGGATGGTGTTCATCCCTTATGACTATGAGGCAGCATATAACAAGCAGCTTGAGCAGCTACATGAATGGTTCATTGAGCAGATGTTCAAGCAGGGGAAAAAGGTTGTGTATGCCCTCAAAGAGATAAAGGCAGGGGAGCAGTTCGAGGTTGAAATATATCCGCAGTTCACGAACATGGATGACGTACCTCCGGAGGGTCGGAGCATTAAAAAAGACAATGACAAGGCTCAAAGGAATCTGAACGATAAGAACGCACGGAAATATGTTGAGCGTCTTATAAACGAGAATTTCACAGATAAAGATTTGTGGATAACTCTCACATACGATGACGAGCACCTCCCACCGGACGGAGACATCGACGCAGCAATCAAGAACATGCAAAGGTTCATTCGTCGGGTTAATTATCAGAGAAAGAAAAGAGGTCTCCCGAACGCAAAATATGTCTATGTGACGGAGTACAACCCGAACGAGGAAATACGGTGGCATCATCACATTGTCATGGACGGTCAGATGGATATGGATGCAGTCGAGGCATGTTGGAAACAGAGCAGCAGGAACGAGGTGCGGAGGCTACAAAAGGACGAAAACGGTCTCTCCGGAATGGCAAACTATATCGTCAAGGAAAAGCAGAGGGTGAAATCGGAAAAACGGTGGAACTCCTCTCAAGGACTGAAAGACCCCGACATCCGTGTGGTTCATTCAAAGCAACCGGAAAAGGCAAAGGGCAGCTATAAGAAAATAGCAACCTATGTCGAGGAGATGCGGAAAGGTCACGAGCAGGTCAAAGAGCAGATGAAAAAGTGGTATCCGGATTTTAATTTCACGGATGCGGGCATCTATTACAACGATTTCAACAGCATGTTCTATATACGGGCGAGATTAAGAAAGAGGAGGAAAAGCGAGGATGACGAGGCGGGAATGGAAACGTCAGAAAAAGAAAAGGCAAAGGAAACGCAGGATATTTTTAACGGTGATGTCGGTGCTTGTGGTTGTTCTGACCGCATGTGTGATTGACAGAGTGATGCTTTTCGGGAGCAACAGGCAGCAGGACACACAGAAAGAGTTCTTTGCAGGTATGACAGTAGCAGAGAGGCAGCGGGAGGAATCCGGACAAAATGCAATGCTTGAGAGCGTCAGAGCCTACACAGAGACACAAGGGCAGAAGGACGAGCCGGACAAGTATGCAGTATTTGACACGATGTCCGCTGACTGGGGAGGAGAAAACGACGGTTTTGTCTATCATGCAATACCGGAGGAGTTTGAGGACACAGGCGGGTATTTTCCGGAGAAAATGCAGTGCTACACATACATATTGTGCAAGCAGTACGGAGTTGATTATTCCCTCGTTGTGGCACTGATTGAGCGTGAATCCGGTTATGTATTCGATAAGGTCGGAGACGACGGAAACAGCATCGGTTATATGCAGATTTATGAATCGGCACATACAGACCGGATGGAGAGGCTAAACTGCACGAACATCAAAAACCCGTATCAGAATGTGATGGTCGGGATTGACTTCCTTGCAGAACTCATTGAGAAATACGGAACGGCGCAGGACGCTCTTGCAGCTTATAACTACGGAGAGCGGGGAGCAAGGGAGCATTTGTGGAACAAAGGAATCTATGTCTATTCCTACAATGAGGGAATCATGAACAGGGCAAGGGAACTGGAGGAGGAATGGAACATTGAAAGGACTGATTGACAGAATCCGGCACATGTTGAGGGTTAAGGATTGCAGACACGTTTGTCTGTTCTGCGAGTATTTCAGCAGGTGCAAGGAAGAATATGACGCACAGGCAGCGGGAGGAGGTGAGAACGATGAACATGAGAAATGCAATGAGGAGCGAGGACACGGAGCAGATTGCAGTCATCCAGTGGACGCAGTACAACATGAACCACCATCCGGAATTGAAATGGCTGTATCATGTTCCGAACGGAGGCAGCAGGAACAGGCTTGAGGCAGTGAAACTCAAACAGATGGGTGTCAAGGCGGGTGTTTCTGATTTGTGCCTACCATACCCGAAAGGGATATATTGCGGACTGTACATTGAAATGAAATTCGGGAGCAACAGACAGCAGGACACACAGAAAGAGTTCCTTGCAGATATGGCAGCAGCAGGACATTTTGTTGCAACCTGCTATTCCGCAGAGGAGGCAATCAGCATCATCACGGAATATCTGAACTTGAAAGATGCGACATTCGGTGATTCGTATGCGGAGTTTTTGGAACAATTCGGATGTAAACCGGAGGAGGTCGGGCAGAAAATGAAAATCCCGAACAACAGCATCCTCAAAGACGGGAAAGTCAAGGGAGGTGCAAAGCGGTGACAGTCGGAGAGCTTTTTGAAACAATCGAAAATCCGGACAGAGTGAGGATTGTGCAGCAGGGCGAGGACGTGTTTGTCGGGTATTTAGGGATGTTGAAATCTGACACGAAAGTATTTGACAAAATCAAAGACGAGACAGTGAGCAAATTCCGAGCAGTTCCGGAGATACGTCACAGACGATGGAAAGAACTGAACCTCATGAGACCGCTTGAGCCGGACGAGACACCGGACTATTGTTTCAGCGATTTGGAAATGAAACTATATTACACAATCTATGTATAGCAGGAGGTGAGCGGGTCATGAAAAAGGTTTTACTGGCAGCAGGTGTCATCATACTGGGAGCGTTCTTTTCGTTCGGGTATTTGCTTTATAAGGTCGGAGAGGAAATGACAACCATGCACCGATGCGGATGTCATACAAGAGATTATTAAAACAAGAGGATAACAGGAGGAAACAACATGAAAATTATTGCAGTAATGTCACCGAAAGGTGGAATCGGGAAAACAACAACGTCGGATTCAATCGCCTATATGTTAGGACAGGAGCAGGGGAAAAGCGTCCTCGTGCTTGACGGAGACCCGCAGGGAGACACATCAAAGACGTTCGGTCGGTATGAGCCGGAGGGAATCGGAATGAGTGAACTGCTTGAACATCATCAGAACGTCGGTGGAAGATACCGGACAACGGAACTCATACAGTCAACGGAGTATGACCACATTGACATTATTCCGGCGAACGGGTATCTCATGCGAACCGACATGAACCTTTTACTCAAGCAGGAGGAGAACCAAGTCACGAGGCTGCGGGATGCACTGGCAGAGGTAGCGGTCGCATACGACTATTGCGTGTGTGATTGCGGTCGTCTCCTCGACATGGTTGTCATCAACATTCTACTGGCAGCAGAACTCGTCATTGCACCAGTGAAAGTCGGGGGATTTGAAAACGAGGCGATTCACAATTTGCAGGAGCAGGTGGACGACCTACGGGAAATCAATCCGGAACTCCGCATCAAAGGACTTGTGACGATGCGACAGAAAAACAAGACATCGCTTGAGTTTGAGGAATGGATGAAAGACAGTTCCGGTTTTGACATGTTCGTCACGTCTGTTCGTCGGTCTATTGTAGCAGAAAAGGCATCCATGAGGATGCAACCACTCCCGCAGTTCTCAAAGAATTGCATTGTGTCACAGGACTATCGGAATGTGGTTCATGAGTTATTAAGGGAACTGGAGGGATAAGACATGAAGAAAATAGAGGGAACAGCAACAATCAGCATTGAGACGCTTGACGGTTTGAGGGAACGTGAGAAATGGTTTTCAGACCTGCGGAGGGATGTCAAAAGACTGGTCGAGAGAATTGACACAGAGGAGTATAGCAAGAGAGAAAAACAGATTGATGACATGAGTGATATGACGGACGAGGAGTTTGAAAGGCTCATAAAAGAGGCACAGAAAACAATCAGAATCATTGTTTCTGAAAAAGCACTCCGGAAATTGATTTATGATTTCATAGACGGGGAGAAATCAGATTGTCACTATGCAATACAAGAAATGACAACGGAGGAGTTCGCAAAGATTCCATTGATTTTAGAATCAAAACAGAGACAGGAGCAGACCGGAGGGCAGCAGGACAGGAGTGTTTGTGAAATGTGCGAGGCATACATGGCAGATGCAGAGTGCGACATGAAAGAGGAATGTCCGGCAGCAGGTATCGTGAAACGTCTGAAAGAGGCAGAGGAGACAATCAAGGCAAAAGAGAAAATCATCAAAGAGCGTGACAAGACAATCCGTGAACTCAAGAAAAATCTGTCAGATTCAGAACTCAAAAGGTCATATATGATAGACCCTATGGCGATAGGCGACCGTCACGAGATGGGAGGTTGATTCGGGTGGCAGGAATGAGAACAAAGAAAACTAAGAACGGAAAGACATTCACATTTTCCGGAGATTTAAAGGATGCAATCGTCGCAGCAGAAAAGGAATTGTCTGAAAAGACAAACTCACAAAAACGGGTTTTTCTGAAATGGCAGCGTGACAATGCAGTCAAGGCACATGAGAACTATGAAAAAAGAATTGCAGACCTCAAAGATTTCATCCCGTTGGCAAAAGAGGAATTGAAAAAGCGTGAGGAGGCAGCAGGAAAAAAGGAGGCGAATGGTAATGAGTAAAGAGATTCAGACAGCACCGTGTCGGTTTTGCGGACAGATGGTGCAGCTTGACACAGAGGAGAAATTGACGCAGCCACAGGCAGAGGAAAAGGCGACAATGTCTTGTACATGTCCGGAGGCGGTCGAATATCAGAAAGAAAAGCAACGGAAAGAAAAGGCGATGAAAAACGTGTCTGTCCTGTTCGGGGAGGATGCAGTACCGGAAAAGAGAGCCGGAGAGGGCATCGTGAACATTCTGCGGGCAGCAGTCGAGGAGATTTACACCGGAGGACTTGCAAAGGTCACATTGAACCTACGGGGGGGAGTTAAAGAGTGCAAAATCGAGCCGGACAGGTGCAAAGGATTCTGTATATTTCAGAGATTAGAGAAAGAGGCAGAGCGGGAGAAAAAGAGGGTGATGGAATGTGACGGAGCGGGAAATCTGCATCATGTATCGAGAGGCAAAGAACCAAAACGCACAAATTCAGATACTTGCAGACTTGAGCAGCATGAGCAGGATTGAAATAATCAAGATTTTAGTGAGAAACGGTGAAACACTTCCATCTCGTGCAATCAATCAGCTATACAAACGGTTAGACGCTTTAGAGGCTCAAATCTCCGAGTGTGAAAAGGAATATCGGGAGATAGTGCAAGCATTGAACGGTGGGAAGAAATAAGCAGGAGGAAAGAAAATGGCAACAGGATTCACAGTAATGGACGCATTAAACAAAAACAGCAAAGCAGGGATTGACGAATCACCGAGGGCGAGATTTCGGACAAAGGACATTTCAATTTTCAAGATGTATCGGAATAAGCTGAACTTTTATGATTTAGCAGATATTGAGGAACTGGCGGGCGACATTCTCATGTATGGTCTCAAGCAGAATCTTGAGGTTGTATACGAGCCGAACGAGCAGGGCGAATATAGGATTGTAGCAGGTGAGAGGCGGTGGCTTGCCCTCAAGCACCTTGTCGGGCAGGGGTACAAAGATTTTGAGATTGCCACCTGCAAACTGACGACACCGCAGGACGAGGACGAGGAGCAGGTTGAAATCATCATCGCCAACGCATACCGGACAAAGTCAGTGAAAGACATTATCGAGGAGGAGCAGCGGTTGAAAGCATGTCTCGAACGCATGAAAGCGGACGGGAAGAAAATCAAAGGGTACGACCTCCAGTCGGGTCGTCTCCGTGATGTCATTTCCTCAATGCTCAAGATGTCAAAGACAAAAATTGCACAGGTCGAGAGCATCAGCAACAATTTGATTCCGGAGTTCAGAGAGGAACTCAACAAAGAGCGTCTCACGTTCTCCGCTGCCTATGAGTTGAGCGGGATGTCAGCAGAAAAGCAGCAGGAGGCACTTGAGAAGTACAAAGAAACCGGAGAACTGTCATATACACAGATTAAAGACATGAAGTCGGACGGGCAGCAGGAAAAAGAGGCAGCAGGGCAGCAGGAGAATGTGTCGCAATCTGACATCGGCATGAATCCACCGGAGAAGTTGGAGACCGAGGGTGAAAACTGGGAGCGGACAGCATCGGCGGGATATGAGGAGCATCCGGCAGCAGGTGACAACTATCAGACCCCGCATCCGGAGGGAATCACATCACTCTGCTATTCCTGCACGGAATACGAGACATGTAATGTCAAGACCGGAACATGTACGAAGTGCGACAAGTACAAGAACAGAGGGGAGGCATACAAGACCGAGGAGCAGCGATATTCGGAGGAGCAGGACAGAATCGACAAAGAAACCGCAAAGAAACTCCGTGAGCGTGAGGACGAGGAACGGATGAAGAATCTCCCGTCAGAAACGCAAGAGAACGGTCAGAAAGTGCATCACATTAAACTGGGAGCGTCATTTTTCGGGGAGGTCGAAAGAGGCGAAAAGACGTTTGAACTCCGCAAGAATGACCGTGACTACAAAAAGGGCGATATTCTTGAAATGATGGAGTTTAAGGACGGAAAGAACACAGGACGCACGGTCAGAGTTCTCGTGACATACATACTCACAGAGTTCGCCGGACTTGAGGAGGGATATTGCATCATGGCGACATGTCTCTTGAATAAGAACGGTGAGCCTCTTGAGAGGGCAGACATCAAACAGATTTGTGCAGACATCAGAGCCAACGGTGACGGAACAATAAACGGTGATGATGAGGTCATCAGTATCGAAAAGGCGGTCGGAATTGTTGAGGACGGTCGTGAGGTGTAGCAGAGAGGAGTGGGTGAAATTCAACACATGCAAATTTTGTGTCGGGTCTCACCTGCACTCCTGCACGGGGTATGATTGCAGAGAGGCAGCAAAGAAAGCGGAGGAATATTTTGAAAGAGGGTTCGAGCGAATGGGAAAAGTGAAAACATGTCCGTTTTGCGGAGGACAGGCAGAAATAAAAGTGAATGAGCAGACATTGAACGCAAAAGCGTATTGCGAACGATGCGACGTTGTCATGAAACGGAATTTTAAAGGGTCTAAACGCATCAAGGAACTACTTGAGGAACTAATGACAGAGGAATGGAACAGGAGGCAGCAGGACAATGGATAATATTAAACGTGGAGAAATCTTCTACATCGCAAGAGGGGGGGCAACGAACGGGAGTGAGCAGTTTGCGGACAGACCTGCGGTCGTTGTCAGCAATGACGAGAACAACAAACACTCCGGTGTGATTGAGGTCGTATATTTAACGACAGCACCGAAAACAGACCTCCCGACACATGTGATAATTCGCAGCACAGGGAGAACATCAACCGTATTATGTGAGCAGGTCACATCGGTGTCGGTTGACCGTGTGAACAATTACATCGGGCAGGTGTCGGAGCAGGAAATGAAAAACATCGACATCGCTCTCATGATTTCACTTGCAATCGGTGAGGACACGAAGTCGTCAAAAGCATACCGTGAGGAACGCATGAGACAGCAGGAGGAGATTGAAAGGCTCAAGGCAGAGAATGAGACGTTGAGAGCGGAAAAGGCTGAATGTGGGGAAAATACAGAGCCACACGAGCAGGTCATGACATCGTCGGACGCTATTGTCAAATTAGAGACGGAGCGTGACACATACAAGGCATTATATGAGCAGCTATTTGAGAGATTATTGAACGGAGGCAGCAGGGTATGAATAAAAGCAGTTTAAAGGCAGTATTTATCAATGCAAAAGGAGCAGGGGCAAAATATATCGGGGTAAAGATTGAAACCGAGGGCAGCAGTGAGCCGGAAATCATCATAAATCCGCAGGGGAATTTTAACACAAAATTTGACTATTACATGAACGCATACGATGACGGACTGGTGTTGATTTCTGCAAAAGGAAAGAAAAACATCAGAATCACCGGAGCAGCGTCCGGAAATTCGTTCGAGGACATCCAGTCGCAGCTTTTAGGGGAAATTGCAAAAGGGTGGAAACGTCAGATTGCGGATGCGATAGACAGAGTGGTTGACAAGGCACTCAAAGAGACACCACCGGAGAACAAGGAGGAACGTCTGCAATGCGAGGGTGCAAGGGAGGCAATCAAAGGGATGTTCCTCAATGAAAGACGGACAGCATCGGAGGCGAGGTTCATTTCAGAGAATATCGGGAAATATGAGGAGATATTTGAGACCTGCATGAATGGGGATGACCTTGCGTTCAAAAAAGGACTGGTCGAGTTGCAGCGGTTACAGAACGAGGCTATTTTGAGGGAGAAGTGCAATGAATAAGGTCATTTTGATGGGTCGTCTGACAAGAGACCCCGATGTCAGATACACACAGAGGAACAGTTCACAGGAGCAGACCTGCATCGCACGTTATACACTGGCAGTTGACCGGAGATTCAAAAGAGATGGTGAACAGTCAGCAGATTTCATCGGATGCGTTGCATTTGGACGGGATGCGGAGTTTGCGGAAAAATATTTCAGACAGGGAACAAAAATCATTATCACTGGACGGATTCAAACGGGTTCATATACGAACAGAGACGGTCAAAAGGTCTACACGACCGACATTGTCATCGAGGAACAGGAATTTGCGGAAAGCAAAAAGGCAGCAGGGCAGCAGGACGCACAAAACACAGCATATTCGGAAAACGGAGACGGATTCATGAACATTCCGGACGGGATAGACGAAGAAATCCCTTTCAGTTAGGGGAGAGGGTGGGTTGTGACATGAGATTTGCTGAAAAGGTGAAAAACATCATTTCAAAGCTGCGGGCAGCGGGAAAAACAGAGAAAGAGGTCTCTGAAATCGTAAAACAGGCAGCAGACGCAGCGACAGTCATCAAAAATCCGGAAATCAAGCAGATTCCGGAAATCAGAATCAGAGCAGACACCGAAAACCTGCAAAACGCTCTCAAGCGGGTCGGAATATCCGCAAAAGAGGCTCTATCAGCATTTGAGGCACTTTATAAGGTCAGAGAGCCGGAGCGGTCAAATAACTGGAGGAAATATCACGGTTTACCTCTGAAAAGGCGGGGAGGAAAGAGAAGTGGAAGAAAAAAAGGAAATGACCGCACTACAAAAAACACAGATGTATCTTGAGAACTATCGGGAGATGGAGCGGTATATCAAGGATGCAATATCAGAGGTGTCGCAGATTGACGACATATCAAGATACAATATATCAGCAGAGAGAGCATTTTTGCAGTCTATCAGAGAATGTCGAGCGGAGACCGTGATTCTGTTCGAGCACATGAACAAAGCATTGCAATCCTTGAAAGAAGATGCAGAGGCAGCAGGTGAGGGGTACAAATACGACGTACTTGAGATGGTATATATCAAGGGCATGTCATACGAGGACGTGACACGGGAGACCGGATGCGGAAAGAACTCACCAAAAAAGTGGTGCAAGGCTATGATTCCGAAACTGTCAATCAAATTATTCGGGGCGAAAGCATTAGACAACACCTCAATTTGCAGCGAAAATAAAAACAATTTGAACAAAACGGGGTGAAAAGCGGGTGAAAACAGGGCGAAAATGGGGGTCAAAAGTGGGTGAACACAAAGGGAATTAAACATGTTAATATGATAGCGTGAACAGTTGAGACGAGCGATTGCAGTGATGCAGTCGCTTTTTTCTTGCCTGTTTGCCCTCCTGTTATATGCGGGCAGCAGGACACGGATTCGTGCGATGTCTGCCCGCCTCTTGTAAGAGCATGAGGCAGCAGGAGACAGAGGACAGAGAGGAGTTGAGCAGTGTGCTATTGAAACCGTGTAGAGGATGCGGTCGCCTCATACCGCAAGCAGCGAGCATGTGTGCAGAGTGCGAGGCGAGGCAGCAGTCAAGACATGTCGTGTATAACAACACACGCAGAGACCCACGGGCAGCAGAGTTCTACATATCAAAGGAATGGCGGGAGTTGAGACCTGTCATCATGAGTGTGTTTGAGTATGTGGATATATACGCACTGTATGTCACACATGAGTTGATAACACTGACGGATTCCGACCCAGTCCATCACATCATAGAACTTGAGGAGGACTGGGAACAGAGGTTGAACCCGTTGAACTTGATACCTCTAAGCCTCAAGACACACAACACAATCACAGCACTGTACAAGAAAAGCAATGCAAGCATGAAAGCAACACAGGCACAGTTGAGGTCATTGATTGAATACCATTTCAGAGAGGCAGGGGGGCATGAAAAAGTTTTGCATGACCGTTTTCTAGTCGCACCCCCCGAAAGATTCGGAGAAAACTCCCCACGAGAATTTCAGTAGATGGGGCAGGTCGGAAAGGGTGTCAGATTGTGACACGAAACTCGTGAACACTGGACGGAAAGGAGGTTTGATGCTGCATGGCAGGACAGAGACAACCCACCGATTTGGTGGTCATGAAAGGGAAAAAACACCTCACAAAAGCAGAGATTGAGGCGAGAAAAAATGCAGAGGTCGTCGCACCGAACGACAAGGTCAAGCCTCCGACATATTTGACACCGGAACTCAAAAAGAAATTCCGGAAACTGTCAAAGGAACTGCTTGAAATCAAGTTGATTGCAAATGTGGACTGCGATGCACTGGCGAGGTTGCTGATTGCACAAGAGCAGTACATCGAAGTGACGACGAAAATCAGAGAAACACCGTTGATGATTGATATTCCTGTCTACGAGGACAGGATGAATCCGGACACAGGAAAAAACGAGCGTGTGCAGGTCGGGACACGGGAGGTCGTGAACGGAGAGCGTGAGCGTCTCATGATAATTCAAGACCGCTGCATGAAACAATGTCGGCAGGGTGCATCGGATTTCGGAATGACGGTGAGCAGTCGGTGTCGGTTGATAGTTCCGAAAGTAAAGGACGAAAAACCGGAGAACAAATTCGCCAAGTATGCGGGTGGGTAAATGGCAGCAGGGGCAGCAGTGACCGACCGTTGCACACAATACGCTCTTGATGTCGTTGCAGGGGCAGTCATCGCCGGAGAATATGTCAGACTGGCATGTCAAAGGCATCTTGACGACCTTGAAAAAGCGAAAGCAGCACCATACAGATATTATTTTGACGTTGAGAAGTCCGAGGAAATCATCAATTTCGCAGAGGAACTCACGATTGCGGAGGGTGAGGAACAGGAAAATGTGACAGCGTACCCGTTTCAGTGTTTCATTTTAGGGTCAATCAACGGGTGGAGGACAAAAGAAAAGGGTCACAGGCGGTTCAGAACGTCCTATGTGCAGTTAGGGAGGCAGAACGGAAAGTCATTCATAAACGGAATTTTAGCATGTTATTATGGCAATTTCGACGGTTACAAGTACGGGAAAATATACTGCACAGCAACAAAGCAAGACCAAGCAAACATAGTGTGGGAGGAAATTGAAAAATTCATCAATTCCGACGAGGAGTTGTCGGAATGGTTCAAGGTTCATGAGCACAACCACACAATAGACTGTCTTTTCACACATTCGGAAATCAAGGCTCTGTCCGGTGACACAAAATCGCTTGACGGACACCGTGCGTATTTAGGAATCGTTGACGAATACCACGCACACAAGACGAATCAGATGTACAAGCTGCTTGAGGGCGGTATCAAGAAACTCAAATCCGCTCTGATTTCGGTCATCACGACCGCAGGATTTGACTTGAAATCGCCTTGCTACAAGCTATATGAGTATTGCTGCAATCTGCTCAAGGGAGTGTTCGAGAATGACAGTCAGTTCGTCTATATCGCCCAGTTAGACGCAGAGGATGACTTATACAAAAAAGAGAACTGGCTGAAAGCGAACCCGATTCTCGAATTTGACGAGGACGCACTGGAGAACCTTGTTCCGATTGCGAATACTGCCCGTGACATGGGTGGTGAGGACTTGCGAGACTTCCTTGTCAAGCAGCTCAATATGTGGATGCAGTGGTCAAATTCACTGTACATCAAAGACATAAAGGACTGGAAACGGTGTGCGGTCTTGAAATCGCTCAAGGATTTCCGAGGCTCAAAGTGCTATGTCGGTGTTGACCTCTCCTCCGGAGGGGATTTGACATCAATCGCAATCGTCATCCCGTACATGGTTGACGGTGTGAAAAAGTATTTTGTTCACACACACTCGTTCATTCCGGCAAGCAGGGTGGACGACCACATCAAGACGGACAAAGTTCCGTATGACGTGTGGATTGCGAAAGGTCTTGTCACAGTCACGGAGACACTGGGAGGAATCAAGACAGATTATAAATACATCATCAAATATCTTGAGGATTTGATAAAACTGTACGAATTGAAACCGCAGCTAATTTGTTACGACCCGCACAATGCGTCCGCTTTTCTGTCAGACCTTGAGGCACTGGGATTCGATTCAGTGTCTATCACGCAGACAGCAAAGGAACTCAACGACGCAACCGTTGATTTCAGACTGGAGGTCAGAGCAGGGAATGTTGAAATCGAGGGTGTCGAGATAGGAAAGGACAAAAAGAAAGTCGTTCCGTTCGATGAACTGCTGACATGGTCGATTGCGAACGCAAAGACCATCTCAAACAGTTACGGGGAAATCAAGATTGACAAGGCGGTTGACGAGGACAGAATCGACCCGATTGACGCAATCATCGACGCATGGAAAGCAGCAATGAAAGAGGAATACAAGCCGGACACGAACGAAGTCGTGAACGAGTGGCTTGAAATGTATGAGAAATACATGGGGAAAGGCGGTGAGAAAGAATGAACCCATTGAGAAGATTTGCGGAAAGAGTGAGGAACTGGTGGAGAGGCAGCGACATGACCGGAACATCCGGAGGAGTGATGACGCTCAATTCACCGTCATTCCTTGAAAGCATGGGATTGACAAAGCGGAGAAAGACAACGTCAGAGGTGACATATTTCACATGCCTCAAGATGTTGTCGGAGACGCTTGCGAAAATGCCTATCAAATATTATCAGAAAACAGACAAGGGCATCGTGGAGGCAGAGCAGACGGAAACGTCAAAGCTGCTGACAAAGCGACCGAACCCGTTCATGACACCGACCGTATTTTGGAACACGGTTGAAATGAACCGGAATCACTACGGGAACGCATACGTCTACATGAGAAAGAAATTCATCCGGAAGAAATACGGAGGAGAGGTCAGAGTTCTTGACTTGTGGGTGATGCAGTCAAATTGTGTCACTATCGTCGTGGACGATGCGGGAATATTTGCAGGGGTAGGGCGGTTGTGGTACGTCTACACAGACCCGACATCCGGTCGTCAGTATGTATTTGACACAAACGAGGTCATGCACTTCAAAACATCATTCAGTTTTGACGGGGTGACAGGTCTCCCAGTGCAGCAGATATTGAGAGACACAATCTCCGGAGCATCCGCATCACAGGCATATATGAATAGTCTGTACGAGAGCGGACTGACCGCAAAGGCATCACTGGAATATACCGGAGAACTGAACGAGACCGCAAAGACCGCACTGGTTAAGTCGTTCGAGGAGTTCGGGAGCGGTGCAAAGAATACGGGTAAAATCATCCCTGTTCCGTTGGGAATGAAACTGACACCGCTTGACATCAAACTGTCAGATTCACAGTTCTTTGAACTGAAAAAATACACAGCGTTGCAGATTGCAGCAGCGTTCGGAGTAAAGCCGAACCAAATCAATGACTATTCAAAATCATCATACGCAAACAGTGAATTGCAGCAGTTGTCATTCTATGTTGACACGGAACTGTTCGTCATCAAGCAGTATGAGGAGGAAATCAACTACAAAATGATGACCGAGGAGGAACAGGACGACGGATTTTATTACAAATTCAATGAAAAAGTCTTATTCCGGACAGATTCAAAGACACAAATGTCATATCTGAAAGAGGGTGTCGCAGGGTCAATCATGATGTCGAACGAGGCAAGACGGAAACTTGACCTCCCCGATGCAGAGGGTGGCGATGTCCTGCTTGCAAATGGCAATGTTATCCCGCTGACACAGGCGGGTGCAGCATATTTGAAAGGCGGTCAGACCGAGGCAGAGGAGACCGACGAACCGGAGCAACCGGAGGAACAGACAGAGCCGGACGCAGAACACCCGGACGAAAACGAACCGGACGAAACCGACGAGGCAGAGGACGAGGAAACAGAGGAGGGAGGTGAATAAAATGGCATTAAAAAAGCGTTTTGATTTCACAAAAAAGAATAAACGCACAGGAAAGACCGAGAATGTCGGCTATTTGGATTTTGAGACCAGTGAGGAACAGAGCAGGTGTTCCTTGTATTTCTACGGAGACATTGTTTCAGCGACATGGGAATCAATGTGGTACGAGGAGGACAAATGCCCACAGGACATTGCGGATTTTCTAAACCAGTTAGAGGGGTATGAGGATATTGACATCTATTTCAACAGCGGAGGCGGTGACGTATTCGCAGGACTGGCAATCTACAACCAGTTAAAGAGGTTCAGCGGTCACAAGGTCGGATATGTGGACGGGATGGCAGCGTCAATCGCATCGGTCATCATGTTCGCATGTGATGAACTGCATTTTGCGACCGGAGCACAAGCAATGATTCACAAACCACTCTGCATGGCATGGGGGAACGCAGATGATTTCAAGGAAGTCATCAAGCAACTTGATTTGTGCGAGGAATCCATTCTCGACGTTTACGAGGAGCACACAAAAGAGGGTGTCACCCGTGACAAAATCAAGTCTTTCATGGCAAAAGAAAAGTGGTTTTCCGGTGCGGAACTGGCACAGTATTTCGATGTTGAAATCGAAGAAAAGGCAGCAGTCGCAGCATGTGCATCCGATTATTTTGAGAAATATGCAAATATTCCGGAGCAGTTGCAGAAAACGAAAACCGAGGACATTGTCAACGCAGTCATCGCAGAGATGGAGCAGCGGGAACAGGCAAGAATTGAGGCAGAAAAGCAGGATATTCTTGCGGATTTAGACATGTACGGAATCTAAAAAAAGGAGAAAAGAGACATGAACAAAGAAATGCAGAAATTGTTGAAAGCAATCAACGACAAAAAGAACGAGGTCAAGAGCCTCGTGGCAGAGGGGAAACTGGATAAGGCAAAGGCAGCGAAAGAGGAACTCAAGACCTTGCAGGAGAAATTCGACCTCCTCTTTGATTTGGACGAGGAGGAGCACGAGGAAATCGAGGACAAGGTGGCAGCAGGAAAAGCAAAGACCATCAGCGGAGGCAAGGCAGACAAAAAGAACCTCGTCAAGTCGTTCGTGAACATCATCAAGGCGGGATTCTTCCACAGAGAGCCGGACGAGGACGATGTCAAGGTGTACAAGGATGCACTGACATCCGATGCGACACCGGACGAGGACGGGGAGAGCGGAATCGGTGTCACCATTCCGGACGACATCAGAACCGACATCATCGAACTGCGTCGCAGCGATGACAACCTCGAACAGTATGTCAATGTGGAGGGTGTCACCACAAAGACCGGAACTCGAAACATTGAGGTCGATGCGGAATCTGTACCGTTCGACAATGTTGACGAGGCTGCTGATTTTCCGGAGATGGACAAACCGACATTCAAGCCTGTCAAATACGCAATCAAGAAAAAGGGTGGCATCTTAAAGATGACCGCCGAACTGCTTGAAGATACCGCACAGAACATCATGGCATACATCAACAAATGGATTGCCAAAAAGACAAAGGCGACCCGAAACATGATGATTCTGAAAGTGATGAACGCAATGACAGCAGGGAAAGAGGTGGTCGTTTCCAACATCGACAGCCTCAAGGATATTTTCAACGAGACACTCGACCCTGCAATCGCAGCGACATCAATGGTCATCACGAATCAGAGCGGGTTCAATTACCTCGACAAGCTGAAAGACAGCGACGGGAACTATATTTTGCAGAAAGACCCGACGCAGAAAACAAAGGGAAAACTGCTTTTCGGTGAATACCCGATTGTGAAGATGTCAAAGAAAGTGCTGAAATCCACACCGATTCTCGATACGGACGGGGTCACGGTAAAAGGTTACAAGCACCCGATTTTCTGCGGTGACATGAAAGAGGCAATCACGCTCTTTGACCGTAATGTGATGACCATTGACATGAACGACAAGGCAGCAGGTTTGTGGGAGAAAGACATGACAGGAATCAAGGTTCGTGACCGTTTCGATGTACAGCCTGTTGACGAGGACGCAATCGTCAAGGGTGAAATCACGGAAGTTGTGCAGGGATAAGACGGACAGGCAGCAGGGCGGGAAAACCGCCCTGCGTATGAAAGCAGGTGAGAAGAATGACGAACGAGGAGAAAAAGGAATATAAAACGAAACTGCTCGAGGAGTGCAAAAAGTACGACCACATTGACTATGACGACGACGAGGACATCGTTGAAATCATGCTTGAGGCAACATTCGAGGAAATGTCGGAATTGATTCCGGATTTCGACCCGTACAATCTGACATTCCGTCAGAGATTGCTTGTTTTCTCATTTGTCAAAGAACTGTATGACAACCGTGAAAAGTATCAGAAAGACGCAAGGAGCGTGACAAATGCGGTCTCCTCGATGCTGCTGAAAGAAATCTATGGAGGTGGCAGGGCATGACGACCGGACGGGTGAAGATTATCAGAACGACCACAGAGGTCACGGAGGGCAGGAAAAAGCCGATGACAAGCGTGTTCTATGAGTGCTGGTGCGAGGTTCAGAGTTTGGGAACAAATGAGAAATACGCAGCATTGCAGACAGGTCTTGAGAACACGATTGTGTTCAAGGTTCGGAACTGCAAAAAAATGAAAGAGGTCAGACTGAAAATGAAAGAGTTTTCTGCGGAGTACGACGGAACGGAGTTCAAGATTTATGACGCATCACCGATGTTCACGGACAACGGGTGGGTACTGCTGAAATGTCGTTCAGTCGCATAGGGTGTCACATTCTGACACGGAGGTGGTGAGATGCAGGTTGAAATGGAGTTCAAAGGACTTGAGGAACTTGTGAAAGCATTTGAGAGGGCAGCGACAGACAGTGAAATTGCAGCGGTGAACAAAAAAATTGCAGAAACCGCCGAGCCTGTCGTTCAAAGAATCATGTCCGGGAAAATGCCAAAATCGGCAGACATCACAAAGAGCGGTCGGGGATTCGGTTCAAAGTCGTCGGTGTCCGCACATGCAGCGGATGAAATACCGATGGGAAAGGTCAAAGTGAAAGGAACGGGAGCGACAGCGGATGTCGGGTGGGAAAAGAACACGCAGGACGAGGGCGGTCACTTTTATGTCCGTTTCATAAACTGGGGAACGATTTACAGACCGCCTCAAGAATTTATCTATGCGACAGGCAGGGAGGCAGACGGTGAACTGCAAAAAATCGCAGAAAAGGAGTATCAAGCATTTTTAGACAGGACAGTGGGGTGATAAGCATGGGCAGCAGACCGGACATCATAAAAGACGCATCGGAGGCACTCGAACCAGTCAGCAGCAGAGGAATCATTGTGATGCAGGGATGGTATGACAAAGACATCAAAGAGCGTCATGTTACCTTGTGGGATTTAGGGGAGAGTGACGACAATTTTTCGGACGACGATGCGGAGGGAGTGACGCTCTCCGTGCAAGTTACCATTTTTTCAAGGGATGACGAGGTGGAACTGGCAGGGGAAATCAAGTCTCTCATGAAACAGCACGGATTTTCATTCGAGGGCAGGAACGGAGACGATTCAAAGCCGGAGGATGGAATCTATATGAAAGCACAGAGATTTTCAAAATACTATGAAAGTGAGGAACAGGAAAATGAGTGAAACAGGACAGCAGATTGTGAGGAGCAGGACGTGTGGTCTTAAAGATTTCTACATCGCAGCGGTGACAAAAAACACTGCTACGGAGTACACCGCAGGAGTTCCGGTGAAACTGGCAAGGGCAATCAAAGCCAAAATCGACGAAAAGTGGACGAGTGAAAAGATTTACTCTGACGACAACACCGAGGAGGTTATCACATCGTATGAGGGAACGGACGTGGAACTGGAAATCAATGCACTTGCACCGCAGGACAGGGTCGCATTGTTCGGGCAGTTATACGAAAAAGGATTCTTGAAAAAGTCAGCGGATGACAGAGCACCGGAGGTCGCAGTCGGATGGAGAGAAAGAAAACTCAACGGAAAGTATGAGTTCAAATGGCTTTACGTTGGGAAGTTCGCAGAGGGCATCAGCGAGGAGGCGAACACGAAAGAGGGTAAACTGTCGCCGACCACAAAGAGCATAAAAGGCAGCTTTTACGAGAGGAGCATCGACAACCTCTATGAGATTTCGGTCGATGAATCGAACCTCGTGACAGAGGACACAGATGCAGCGACAGCAATCAATGACTGGTTTGCAGCGGTGCAGGAATACCCGAACGCAGCAGCGTGACAGGTCAGAGAGAACAACAGAGCAAATATAACAGGAGGATAATTCAATGAGCAGAGAAATAATCGTAAACCACAAAGAGTTCAAAATGGGGAAAATGTCAGCGGACACATACATGGAGTATTTGGAACTGGCAGAGAAAATCGACACCGCATCCGGAAACCGTGCAAGTCAGCGTTATTCAAGAGAGGAAATCGAGGCAATGATGTTGTTTATCTGCAAGGCATACGGAGACCAGTTCACTGTCGAGGAATTAAAGGACGCAGAGACCGGACTGGATGCAGCGGGAATCATCCTCGAATTTAACATGATTGACATGGGGATTGCGAGTGAAATGAACACTCGCATGGAGAAGATAATGAAAAATTTTCAGAATGGCAAGTGATTCCGGAAATAACGGTCACTTGCAGGAATGAAAGGCTATTCGTCAACCACATAACAGTGGAGCAGTATAAAAAATATGCTGCGTTCATGGAGAGAAACAGTTCTGACAAAAAAGCGTATGCAATGTTTTTCAACAAGAGAATCATTCAAGAGATTTTCGGAAACCGGATGTCGCTTGAGGAACTGGGGGCGATGGATGTCATTGAATTTCTGACAGCAGCGAAAGGGATTCATTTCATCATGCAAAACATCGTCTCCGATGCACTGCTGAACATTGTCGAGGCAGAACCAGTCGAGAAAGAGGAATCTGCATTTGACGAGTACGACAAAGAAAACGGGTATGAGGACGAGGAGCAGGAGGAGCAGAACACATGGAGGACATGCGGTGAGATTGTTGACCGTGTCGTCAAAATCGCAATCCGTCTCCTGCGGGAATCATACGGGCAGTGCATGAAAGAGGACATTGTCGCACTGCTGAAATATCTGAAATTTGAACTTGAGACGGTGAACGAGAACACATAAAAGGGAGGAGGTGAACCGATGGCACATACAAGCGTGAAGATTTCCGCAAATTCGTCTGATTACCAGTCACAAATGAAGTCGGCAGCACAGCAGATGAAAGAACTGTCAAGCGAGTTCAAACTGGCACAGGCACAGGCGAAGTCGTTCGGTTCAGCAGCGGACGCATTAAAAGCGAAAGCACAAAGCCTCACAGCAAAAATCGAAGTACAAAAGAACATCGTTTCTCTGACAACAGAGAAACAGGAATTGTTGACAAAAAGGCTTTCAGAGCAAAAGACAGCACAGGAGGAGTTGCGAGGCAAGGTCGAGGCCGCGAAACAGGCTTATGAGGATTCTGTCAAGGCGACGGGAAAGAACTCCGAACAGTCAAAGGCACTGAAAGAGACGCTTGAAAAATTAAAGCAGGAGTTCAAGGATAATGAGACCGCAATCGGAAAGACAGAGACAGCACTGTCAAAACAAAAGATTGCGGTCAATGAGGCAAAGACCAAACTCACCGAGATGGAGGGTGAACTTGAGAATGTCAACAAGGAATTAAAGAATCATAAACTGGATGAATTTGCATCCGCTTGTGAAAAAGCGGGTGAGAAAATAGAGAGTTTTGGAAAAAAGATGACCGTTGTTTCTGCGGGAATTGCAGGAATGGCGACCGCAGTTGCAAAAAACGCATACGATGTCGAAAATGACTTGATGTCGATGCAGGGTCAGTTGGGATTGACAGCAGAGGAGACAGAGAAACTCAAGACCGTCGCTCAAAATCTTTACACAAATGGATTCGGGGAGAGTTTGGGTGACTGTTCGTCTGCGGTCGTCACACTCGTTCAAAACATCAAAGGGGCAAAAGACATGTCTGTTGAACAGCAGCAGACAATCGCCGAGCAGATGATGACAATGTCCGATATGTTCGGAACAGAGAACGAGGAACTGGCGAGAACTCTGACGACCATGAAAAACAACGGAATTATTGACGACATCAGCGAGGGAATGGATGTGCTGACGGTCGGATTCCAAAACGGAGCGAATTATTCGGGAGAACTGCTTGACACCATGCGGGAATATTCGCCGAAGTTCCAAGCGTTAGGAATGGACGCAAAGACCGCAATGGCTTATTTGATTCAAGGAGCACAAAACGGAGCGTTTAATCTTGACAAAGTCGGCGACGCAATGAAAGAGTTCAGCATCAGAGCGGTTGACGGTTCGGACACGACAGTGGACGGGTTCAACAGAATCGGACTAAATGCGGACGAGATGGCGAAAAAGTTTGCAGCAGGGGGAGACACAGCGTCACAGGCATTTCACGAGACCCTCGTTGCACTGAAAAACATGGATGACCCTATTTCACAGAACATCGCAGGTGTAGACCTGTTTGGAACGATGTGGGAGGATTTAGGGAAAGACACGGTGTTGTCGCTTGCAGATATAGAGGGAGGACTTGAGAACGTCGAGGGAGCGACGGTCAAAGCGGGGGAGCAGGTGAACAATTCTTTTTCTACGCAGTTAAAGACCCAGTTCAGAGAATTGCAGACCTCCCTTTTGCCTTTAGGAAATGAACTGCTGCGGTTGGGAAAGGACATCATGCCAACCGTGAAAGAGGTCATCGGAGACGTGACGAACGTGCTCAAGAATATGGATTCCGAGACCGCTCAAAATGTCATCAAAATCGGTGCGGTGGTCGCTGCCATAGGACCCGCCACGACAGCGTTCGGGAAGATGACAAAAGGTGTGAAAAGTGTTGTTGACGGTTACAAGAAAGTGAAAGAGATAGCACCGACAGCAGCGACAGCAGTCAAGACGTTCGGAACAAATGCGTTGAGTGCCGGAAAGAGTGCGGGAACATTCGTGCTGAATTTGGGAAAATCGGCAGCAGGGTTTGTCGCACACGCAGCAAAGGCGACTGCAAGCACCGCAGCAATGGCAGCACATAAAGCAGCAAGCATCGCCGGAACGGTAGCAACAAAAACGATGACAGTGGCACAGTCCGCATTGAATGTCGTTATGTCTATGAACCCGATTGCACTTGTCGTCATCGCAATCGCAGCACTGGTCGCCGGATTCGTGCTTTTATATAACAAATCAGAGACGTTCAGAAACGCAGTGAACAAGCTATGGTCAACGGTCAAAGAGGGATTCGGGAAGATAAAAGAGACCATCACGGGAGCGTTGAACAGCGCGAAAGAGAAAATCGAGGAGGTAAAGAATAAATTTCTTAATTCCGGAATCGGACAGGCTGCGTCAAAAGCGTTCAGTGCAGTCAAAGAGACCGCATCAAACATCATGGGGGCAGCAGTTGACACTGTAAAGGAGAAACTGGGGAACATGAAAACCGCCTACGAAGAAAACGGGGGCGGTATCAAAGGAATCGTTGCAGCAGGTTGGGAGGGAATCAAAGGTTATTATTCCGCAGGATTCACATTTGTTGATAATCTGACCGGAGGAAAGCTGACGGAACTCAAGACAAAGTTTTCTGAAAAGACTGACGAGATTAAGACAAAAGTCCGTGACGGTTGGGAAAACATGAAAACGACCGTCACGACAAAGATGACCGAGTGGAAAACCAATGCAGCGACGAAACTGACAGAAATCCGGACAAATTTCCACGAGAAAGTCTCCGGAATACAGACCTATGTTGCAACGGGATGGTCGCACATGAAATCGACGATTTCAACGACCATGCAGCAGTGGAATACGGATGCGAGCAACAAACTGTTATCGCTCAAGACCAATTTCTCAAACAAAGTGAATGAGGTCAAGTCAAAAGTATCGACCGGATGGGAGAACATGAAAACCTCTATTTCGACGAAAATGTCGGAGTGGAACGCAAACGCATCCTCAAAACTGGAATCGTTGAGACAGAAATTCAGTTCAAAGGTCGAGAGCATCAAAACGAACTGGTCGGCGGGATATGAGAATTTGAAAACGACAGCAGCGTCGAAACTGGAGGCAGCAAAGAGCAATGTCGCCACAAAGTTAGAGACAATACGGTCGAATTTCTCCTCAAAACTGGAAAGCATCAAGTCGAATTGGTCATCCGGATATGAGAATTTGAAAGCGACAGCGACCTCAAAAATAGAGGCAGCGAAAAACAGCATATCGTTGAAACTTGACGCAGTAAAGACAGCGTTTTCGACGAAACTCAATTCCGCACTGTCAACGGTCGGTTCGGTCATGGAAAGCATACGGTCGAAGTTCTCCGAAAAGATGGAGGCTGCAAAGTCCGTCGTCTCCGGAGCGATTGAGAAAATCAAAGGCTTTTTCAATTTCTCTTGGTCGTTACCGAGTATCAAGCTACCTCATTTCAAAATATCCGGTTCATTCAGTCTGAACCCTCCGTCAGTTCCGCATTTCGGAGTGGAGTGGTACAGAACAGGCGGTATCATGATGAATCCGACCGTGTTCGGGATGAACGGAACGAGGCTCATGGTAGGAGGGGAGGCAGGAGCAGAGGCAATTTTGCCTCTGGCAGAGTTTTACATGCAGTTGAACTCAATGCTTGACCGGAAACTGAAAGCAATCAATCAAAGCGTAAACAATCATATAGAGGTTCACACCTACATCGACGGTGACGAGGTGGCGAACCGGACGACCGAAAAGGTCAGTGATAATCTTGCGATAGCAACAAAGAAACGGAGGTAAGAAATGAAAATTGACGACAAGGACATTCGTTCATTCGATGCGAAACAGTTGACAGTTGATTTCGAGCCTCCACAGACGAATGTGACGGTGGAAATGTTCGACGGGGCATTGACACCGTCAGAATCGGAGACATACACACCGTTGTCCGGATTGACGGTCAAGGTGTTATTCAGAGGCAGGAACAGAGACGAGGTGCAGAGGCATGTCAGCGACTTCAACGCAGAACTGCAAAAGGGAGTTGTTCTGACGCTTGACGGATATAGCAGACACTTCAAAGGGTACATGACGGGAAACACGCTGAACAAGACCATCACAAAAGAACGGTACACAGCGGAGTTCAAATTCACGGGGTACTGGTTCAGCAATGAGGTGGAACTGAAATGGCAGAACACGCATGAAATGAAATTCGAGGCAGCAGGGAACAGGACGACACCGTGCAAGCTGACAATCACAGCGACGGAATATATTGAGGAATTGAGAATCAACGGTTTTGCGTCCGGAGAAATCGTCATCAGCACGATTCCGAGAGGTTCGACGGTCATCATCGACGGTGAGACCGGATTCGTTACAATGGACGGACAGAACAAGTTCGGAGACGTGTATTTGATGGAATTTCCGTATCTGCTGACGGGAGCAAAAAAGGCACATCACCTCATATTTTCCGACCGGAACGCAATCATCACATTGCAGTATAAGCCTATGTGGTTATAGGAGGCAGCAGAATGGAATTATACAACGATTTGCATGAGAAAGTGTGCACATTGTCCGGAATCAAAGCCACCTGCATCACGAGCACACTGAAAACCGGAGACAAGGAAATCATGTTTGAGTTCCGCAGGACGAACCGTTTTGCATCCTCAATCAAAGAGGAGGGTTACATCAGAACCGACAAGGATGAATTTGTCATCAAGCAGGTTGAGCCGAGCGGGGAATGGTTCAAATGCACCGGAACATTGAACGTCGAGGAACTGGAGGGCAAGCAGTACCCGCAGGGATTTGAGACGGTTGAAAAGACAGTGGGGCAATGTCTGACCGAGGCGGTGTCCGGAACAGGATGGAGGGTCGTCCGGTGCGATGTCACGAAAAAAAGGACAGTCCGCATTGAGCAGAACTGTTCCGCATGGGATGTCGCACAACAGGCAATCACAACATATAGATGCGAGATAGTGTTTGATTCTATCTGCAAAGCGATTTCAATATATGAGAAATACGGTGAGGACAGGGGAGCATATTTCATCGAACGTCTGAACCTCAAAAAATTGCAGGTGCAGTCAAATTCATACGATTTTGCAACGAGGCTCATTCCGGTCGGGAAAGACGGGTTGATGCTGAACATCGACGGGAAAAATTACATCGAGAATTATCAGTATTCAAAAAAAGTGAAAACAATGACGTGGAAAGATGAAAGATACACGGACGTTGAATCACTGAAAGAGGATGCGGAGGCGAAACTGGATGAAATCTCAAAGCCTTATAAGTCATACACAGCGGATGTTGTCAACCTTGCGGAGCAGTCAGAGGAACACAAGGAAGTGTTCAGCATCGCACTGGGAGACACGGTGCTGCTGATTTCAAAGTCAACGGGAATCAGAGAGAGCCACCGCATCGTGAAGTTTTACGAATACCCGCAGACACGGGAAAAGAACAAGGTCGAACTGGCAAACACAAGGTTGTCATTCGAGGAGGTTCAAAAGACAGAGCAGGAATTGTCGTGAGGAGGTGAGACAGTATGGAGATTATAAGACACATTAAGGTTGATTTGTACGGAGACACACAGCATTTTGCAGTCGCAGCAAAACAAATGGATATGGGAACACGCTATGTCGGAGTGACACTCATGGAGGACGGTGTCGTGTATGAGATACCGGACAATGTGGAGGTCATTATCAACATGACAAAGCCGGACAGGACGCATGTTCACAACGACGGTAAGAGGTTAGGAAACGAGGCTCTCATTCCTCTCACAAGGGGAATGTTGATGGCACACGGAACAGCGGTTTGTGAGGTGCAGTTATATCAAAACGGTGCGTTGCTGACCAGTGCAAATTTTGAAATGGAGATTTTTCCGTCACAGAGAGACGATGCTGAAATCATGCACTCCGGAGAATATACGAGGCTTGAGAACACCATTCACGCAGCGAGAGAGGCTTTACAGATTGCACAGGACACACAGAACGATATTGAGGCAGCGGAGGCAATCAGAGAGGCACAGGAGCGGTTGAGAGAGACCGCAGAGCGGGCGAGGGAAATCAGAGAGAACCGGAGAGAGGACAACACTGCAAAAGCAATCGCAAAGTGTGTCGAAGCGATGGAGGCAGCAATCGAACAGACAGAGAAGTGTCTAACAGCGACGGAGGAGGCAAACAGAATCATCATTTCACAGTCTGGACTTGATGCGATTCTGCTTGCAGTAAGAGATTATTATGAACGCATCCGTGAACTGGAAAAGGACATCAATGTCAATGTGGACGGGGGAACACCGTCATCAACCGACCTTTTACTGGTCAAGGGAGGAACACCGTTCACAACAGACTATGACAAATACATCGCAGGAACGTCACACACAATTTAGAAAAGAGGTGAAAGGAAATGGCGACAGCTACAATCACAATCAAGAAAGGCACGACCGCCGAGTGGACGGAGGCGAAAAGAGTTCTCGATGACGGAGAACTGGGTCTTGAGACCACAACGAGCGGTCACAGAATCATCCGTATCGGAAACGGTTCAACCGAGTTCATGCAGTTACCCGTTGCATTTGACATCGAGGAGGTCAGAGAAATCAAAGAGGGCATGGACACGGATGCAAAAGCCTACTATGACGATATGGTCAAAAGAGGCGAGGAGTACATCGCAGAAATTAAGGCGATGGCGACAACCGTTGAACTGACGGACGATGCAACAGCAATCAAATACCGGATGGGAATTTCAGCGGGTACACTCTATTTTGAGGAAATAGAGAAAGAAACCGCATCAGATAACACCGGAGAAAGTGAGGAGGTAACTGAATAATGGCAGCAGGTGAAAGGATATTTATGGCGAAAGAATCGACATCACAGGAGATTCTTGAGAACACAAGGGAAATCATCAAGGGGGCAGAGGAAAAACCAAAGCGGTACGGAATGAGAATCAACCGCCTTGACAGCAATCCGGCGACCCGTGTCACCTATTTGTTTGATGCGGTCGGAATGACACCCGCAGGAATGAATTTCTCCGGAGGCGGGTTCGATTATGGAGACTGGGGAGACATTTGGTTTGTAAAGAACAACCGTCCGGTCATGGTAAGGACAGACGGAACAGTTGACTATGAACTGAATCATGAGAACCATGCACTCAAACTGGACGGAACACCGTCCGACATTGCAAACACATCATACGGGGGAAATGCGATGTCAGAGATTCCGCTGATTTGGGTCAAACGGTGGTCGAAGAACAACTATGATTTTGTCGTGTTCTGCGAAACCCAGTATGATGACACATACAAGGCATACGCACATACTGACGAAGATGGAAACATTTTGCCCGTGACATATTTTCCGATGTATGAGGGAACGGTCATCAATAGTCGTTTGCGTTCTCTGTCCGGACAGACACCGACCGCATCAATGACAGACGAGCAGGAGACGACCGCAGCAAAACAGAATGGCGAGCGGTGGGATAAGCAGTCGTTTTCGGAAATTGTTCTCATGTATGAAATGTGTACGATGATTTCAAAGAGCACCAATTCACAGGGAAAGTTCGGGAACGGAAACAGCAACTCCGACAATTTCTTACAGACTGGAACACTCAACGGAAAAGGACAGTTTTTCGGTTATACATCGACAACACAGGCGGTCAAGGTGTTCTATTGCGAGAACTTTTTCGCAAACTTTTGGAAACGTCTGCGGGGGTTGCTGCTGATTAACGGAATTTATTATGTAAAACCTGTTCCTCCGTACAATTCGACAGGTGAGGGATATATTAACACAGGAATGACCGTGACGGGAACATCCGGAGGATATATTTCAAAAATGGAAATGGCATCGGACATCGGCAGGATTCCGACCGTTGTGTCCGGAAGTGAAACAACTTATGAGTGCGATGGATGCTATTTTAACAATGCGATTGTAGCAGTTGCCCTGTTCGGTGGCAACCGCAGTTATGCGTCGAAGTGCGGTCTCTCGTGCTGGTCTGTGTACAACCCTGCGCCGTACGTGTACACGTACTTCGTGGCGAGCCTTTCTTGCAAACCGCCTGTTGCTGCGTAGCAGCCGAGGGGGAACGGGGGAGTTTACTCCCCCGCAAAGGGAGGTTCGGAGGGTTTACCCTCCGAGGCATTGAGCGGAGCGGGATTTTCCATGATTTTGGAAAGAGGGCGAGCGACCGACACAAACGGGAAAAATTGTGATAAAATCTCCGACATGAAAAAATGATGACCTTGACATGATAGGGGAATCGGTGTGCGTCCTTGCCCTGTTCGGTGGCAACCGCAGTAATGCGTCGAAGTGCGGTCTCTCGTACTGGAATGTGAACAACCCTGCGACGAACGTGAACACGAACATCGTGGCGAGCCAATCTTATCAAATGACGGAGCGTTTAATCAAAAGCACACCTTTTTCCTACACCGCAGGATGTTGGAATACATCTAACCAGTGGAAATTGTACCGATGCAGGCAGGGTCGAGTAAGAGCATCAGAAAGACCTTGAGGTGATAAGAAAGAATGGGAAACAAATCCGTCAATAACCTGTACAAGCCTATGCTAGAGCATAGCAATGTTGAGAAGAAATTTCACAAGGCAGCAAAGGGCAAGACAGAGCGTCCGGACGTTGCGGTGATATTAGACCCGAACAACATTCAAAAGCATGTCGAGAATGTCATTGAGCAACTTGAGAACACAGCACCGGAGTGGTACGACGTACCGCATCCGGAAAAGGCATGGAGACCGTCGAGACACGGGAAAGTGTGCATCAACGAGGGAACAAGCAAGAAAACGAGAATGATTGAGAAACCTCGTTACAATTATGAGCAGGTGATTCATCACATCGTTGTCGCTGCCTGTTATGACATATTCATGAAAGGAATGTATGAGTTTTCCTGCGGGAGTGTTCCGAACCGTGGGGCACACTACGGGAAACGGTACATTGAGAAATGGATTCAGACAGACAAAAAGAATTGTAAATATGTCCTCAAGATGGATATTCGACACTTTTTCGAGAGCATTGACCATGATGTCCTCAAAGGGTGGCTTGCAAAGAAAATCAGAGACAAGCGGATGTTGTACATCCTCGAACTGATTATTGACGGGAGCGAGGTGGGGTTGCCTTTAGGGTTTTACACATCGCAGTGGCTATCAAATTTTATGTTACAGCCTCTTGACCACTACATCAAGGAACAGTTGAGGGCGGTGCATTATATCCGGTATATGGACGACATGGTCGTGTTCGGGAAAAATAAAAAGGAATTACACCGGATGCAGCAGAGCATCGAAACATATCTGCATGAACATTTCAATTTGCAGATGAAAGGAAACTGGCAGGTGTTCCGGTTTGACTACATAGAAAGAAAGACCGGAGCAAGAAAAGGGAGACCGCTTGATTTTATGGGATTTCAGTTTTATCACGACAAGACAATCCTGCGGGAATCTATCATGTTAAGCTGCACAAGAAAGGTGAACAGGGTTGCGAAAAAACCGAAAATCACATGGTATGACGCAACCGCAATATTGTCATACATGGGGTATATATCCAACACAGACACCTATGACATGTATTTGCAGCGGATAAAGCCTCATGTGAATGTAAAGAAGTTAAAAAAGATAGTGAGCAAACATTCAAAGCGAAAGGAGCGAGAAAAGCATGAAAGAATGGAGAGAAGTGTTCGGAACGGAGGCGGTCAAGCCGGAGGAGTTCGACACGACACTGTCACCGACGACAGTATATCAGAGGAGAAATGTCCGGCAGGAGACAAAGACCGAGGCAGACGGAACGAAAGTGACCGGATGGCAACGGGAGGAGCGAGAGTTGACACTGGAGGAATACGAGCGGTTGAGGCTCATGCAGGAGGTTGTTGCGGATAACACAGCGGGAATCGTGGCATCGGTGACAGAGTTCAATGAGAACGCAGTCATCGACAGATACACGGAGCAGTTGATTGAGGAGGGGTTGATTTGATATGAGAATGTTGGTTGAAAGTCTGAAAAGGTTATACGGGAAGAAACTCACGAAAGAGCAGATTGCGGAGCGTGTAGCAAAGGGAAGTATTTCAGCGGAGGAATATGTTTACATCACGGGTGAGGCATATCCGGAAAGTGAGACCGTATGAGTCCGCTTGAAATAATATCACGCATGTGCGACGTGACAAACACATTGTCGGACATCGTGAAGAAACAGCAGGAAATCATTGAACAGTCGAAAATCGAGGAGGCGGTGAAAGCAGACCTCCGGCAGCAGGTGAAAGAGGCAGACAGGGAACTGGATGTCATCGAATATCATTCACGGAGATTTTGCGACACCGACGACATCGAGGCGACGTTCGGAAAGGAGTAGACGTTGACGGTCGAGTTATCACTGCTATTGTCCGGAATCTCCGTTGCATTTGCAATCTTTTTCGGTATTTCCTCGAAAAACAGGAATGACAGAAAAGACACAGAGCAGGAGACAGAGGACAGAACATCAACACACACGCTTTTGATGACAAAACTGGAGAATATCGCAGACGATGTCAAAGACATCAAACGTGATTATCGGGAGACCAGAACAGAGGTTCAAGACCTGCGTGACAGGGTCATCGCAGTGGAGCAGTCATTGAAAAGCTATCACAAGAGACTGGACGGGGCAAAAACCGACCAATAACAGGAGGGCGGGAACAGGCAGGAATCAACTCACAGTAGGAGGCAACAAATGAATAGAAACAGGATGACGAAAGCAGAGCGTCGCAGGTATCTCCGGCACAAGCGGAAAATGTACCGGATAGAGCAGCGGGCAGCAAAGCGGAAAAACAAAGTCTCCGGTCAGTTCATGAATCGTGTTGTTATCTGTATGATTCTTGCAGCTTTTATTTTTACAGTCGTGATGATAATTGTGTTTGTGAGGATAGGACAAGAACCGTCAACACTGATAGAGAATGTATTTCGTTTTCTATCGGTGGAGGGAGGAGCACTGGCACTCATAAAGTCAGTAAAAACGGTAACAAAGAAAAATTCAGATAAACAGCACGAGGACGAACCGGATGACACCAACAACGAGGAGGTGCAGGGATGAAATTCATCACGGAAAACTGGTTTGTTATCGTGGCAATAGCAGCAATGGGAGGTTCAATCGGGTACGCAATTTATACTTTTTGCAAAATGCCCTCTGAAAAGCAGTTGAACAAGGTCAGAGAGTGGCTCTTGTATGCGGTCACGACAGCGGAAAAGGAACTGGGAGCAGGAACAGGAAAAATCAAGCTGCGGTATGTATATGACATGTTCGTGGCGAGGTTTGACTGGCTTGCAAAGGTCATCACGTTCGACATGTTCAGCATGATGGTGGACGATGCTCTTGAGCAGATGAAAACAATGCTTGAGGAGAATGAGGCAGTACAGAAATTTGTGGCGGGTGATGTAAATGATTAAGGTTGCAGATTTCTTGATGGCGAACATCCGGACAATCGGGTTGATTTACGTCATCGGTGCGGTGATTGTGTTCCTCGTCGTGTTTCTGTTTTTCAAGTACATTGAAAAGGCAGAGGACGAGGAACGGGAACTTGCAAGATATGACGACACAGAGGAACTCAAGAAGTGGATGCAGAACGCAGTTGCGTTCATTATCGGGTTATTATGTGCGGTCTTGTGGGTGCTGATTCCGGTCATCATTTTCGGGGTGTGGGTGTATTACCTCATAACGGAGAAATTTCCGGAACTGGCAGGAAAACTCAAGGGCGACGATGACGAGAGAGAAATGGAGGAATAAGCATGAGTATTTCAAATTGCGGACACGACGAAAGAAACAAATACAGCGGAGGAAAAGCGGGAGACCAGACCGGAGGAGAATGGCAGGTCATAAACTGGTACAATCGCCCGTGGAAATGTGTCCTCCGGCATCCGGACGCAAAGGTTCGGAAAATGATTGCTGAAATGGCAAGGGCAGCAGCAAAGAACAATCTTGTCGGCTATGACCAGTCGCAGCGGTACACATTTTGGGAGCACTTAAAGGCGAGCAGCTACAAGCCGGAAAAAATCACGATTGCGTGTGAGGCTGATTGCAGTTCCGGAGTGGCAGCGATTGTCAAAGGTGCAGGGTACAGACTGGGGATTCAGAAGTTGAAAGACGTGAGCATTTATCTCTATACCGGAAATATGCGGGCAGGTCTCAAGGCAGCAGGGTTCGAGGTGCTCACAGCGAGTAAATATCTGACATCGGATGCGTACTTGCTTGAGGGCGACATCATTCTGAATGATTCTCACCATGTGGCGACGAATCTGACAGATGGTTCAAAGATTTCCGGTGCAAAAAAACCGGAGGTTGAGGCAAAAGCCAAGGTGGACTATGCACGGGGATTCAACAAATCACTTGTGGGTAAGTACAAGATTACCGCATCGGATTTCCTTGCATTAAGAGCCGGAGCAGGAACGGGGAAAACGCTGCTTGTAAAAATGAAACCTAACGAGACGGTGCAGTGTTGGGGATATTACACGGACGTTTCCGGAGTAGACTGGTTATATATTGATTACAAGGGCATTGTCGGATTTGCGTCAAGCAAGTATCTCAAAAAACAGTAGGAGGACAAGAGCATGTTATATTATTTCGGAAAAGGAACAGAGTTCAAGAAAGAGGAGTGTAAGGAATACAAGACACTGGACGGGGCGAGAAAAGCGTTCGACAAAGCGGTGGCAGCAGGAACAGAGGCGACCGTGTGGGATGAAAAAGGTGTTGTCGTTATCGGGATGACGGATAATGTTCCGGAGGGGGCATTGCAGACTAATCCGGACGGGAGCGTCAACGCATACGACGCAGACGGAAACAAGGTCGGAACGGTGGACGCAGCAACCGTCGCAGCAGTGACGGGGAACACCGGAGCGGGCGACGGGCAGCAGGACAACGCAGGAACGTCCACAGGCGACGCAGGAGCAGCCACAGACAGCGGGAACGATGACGGGCGGGGAAATATGCCACCCGAACACGAAAACGGGCAGAATGGGGCAAATACGCAGCCACAGCAGGGAACGGACACCGGAGCGGACGACGGGCAGCAGGAGAACACAGGAGCATCCGGAGACGGTGACAGCGGGCAGCAGGGGAATGTGTCGGAATCTGACACGGTTATTGTTCCGCAGGGTACAATGAAAGTGACGGTCATTTGTGACGGAACGCTCAACCTGCGACGCTCTCCGCACTGGGGGAATACGAACGTCTGCGGACGTGCCTCAAGAGGGCAGTCGTACTATGTGAAAGAGATTTACACGGTAGACGGAAAGAAGATGGTCAGAACAATCGACGACCTCTATTTGTCCGGAGCATCCGAACACGTTCAGTTCGAGCAGCTTTAATCGCAGAAAAGGCATCACAAAAGGCAGCGTGAAAACCGCTGCCTTTTTCTGCGGATATTCTGTCGGTATGTTCATACTACTAACTTATACCCACCGACCGGAGGGTGTAAGATAGTAGTATAAACAATCACAAAAAAATAATCTGAAT